AACTGGATACTCCTCGTTAGTGCTTACATCCAACGATCCTGCAGGATAAAATCTACCTTTGCTAGGTAGTTTTACATAAATTTTTGGCTGTCTAAACCAATTTGCAAGAGGGTTTTTCTTTTGTTCCAACGGCTGATTTAACTGATCACTCATCTTTTTCTCCAATAAATACTATTAGGCGTATCACGTATTTATATACGCATTTTACTGGGAAAAAATAATATATGGCTAGCACCACCGTAACAGTCGACATACCGGGCATTGGCGTAGTAGTTGCCAATAACGCAGCGTCTGAAGCCACCTTAAAAGAGATTTTAAAAGCTATTCAAGGCGGTGAAGGCGGCGGCTATAAGAAAGGAGCCAAGCCCTCGGATGCTAAAAAGAATGAAACTAAAGACGGCGGCGGAGACGGCGGCGGAGGTGGTGGTAACAGCGGCAAAGGTGCATACAATCTAGGAAAAACGTTAGGCACTATGGTTAGACCAGCACAAATGCTGGTTGGTGGTTTCATGGCGCTAGGTGCTTCTACAACTAGTCTAATCCAGAGTTTTGCAAATGCCGGTGACACTTTTTCAGGGGCAGCAGCAGTATTTTCTAAAGTTCCTGTACTAGGAGGAATCTTTGGTGCTGTTGCTGGTGCAGCAGATAAAGTTCTTGGATCGTATCAAGCAGCAACTGCCAGCGGTGCAACCTTTGGCGGCAGCATAAACAATTTTGCAGCCAGTGCTAGTGCAGCTGGTATGACAATGGACAAGTTTGGTGGATTAATTGCTAGGAACGGCGAAGCATTAATGACACTAGGCGGCACAACAGAAAACGGTGCAAAACAATTTGCTCAGATGTCTAAAGACATGCGTAACAGTAAAATTGGTGAACAGTTGTACGGACTTGGTATGACTACCGAACAAGTTAACCAAGGCATGGCAACGTATATGAAAATATACGGAGCCAACGGTTCGTTACAGGGCAAGTCTACAAAAGAAATCGCACAAGGTGCTGGACAATATCTAAAAGAGCTTGATGCATTAGCTAAAATCACTGGACAGAATAGAGAAGAATTACAAAAAGAACAAGAAGCAAGAATGAAAGATGCACAGTTCCGTGCAGCTACAGCCAACTTAGACGAGAAGCAAGCTAAGATGATGAACAATTTCATCAGCAGTTTCCCTAAGGAACAACAAGAAGCTGTTAAAGAAATGATTGCTACGGGTAACATTACCAGTGAAGCTGGCGTGATGTTAAACAACTCAATGCCTGGACTAGCACAAAGTATTATTGCTCAAGGTAATGCTGTTAAGTCTGGAGTTCAAGTAAGTCAAGATAGCTATGATAGAATTTATGCTAACGGAGTTGCAGAAGCAAAACTTAATTCAAAATCTGAAGATGCAAGAACACAAGCATTGTATAACACACAGCAATTTGGAAATGCTTATATTGGTATGGCAGAATTAGCCAAGCGCGATATTGACGGCAAGAAGAAAGCAATGACAGAGCAAGAAAAAGCTCAAGCAGCTCAAGCAGCAGCAATGGAAAAAGCCAAGCAAAATATTGCAGCAGTTAGCAATAGTTTCCAAATGGTGTTAGCTAACAGCGGATTGTTAAACACTTTAATGTCAGCATTTGAATGGGCAGCAAATTTCACAATGCAATATCTTGTACCAGCTTTTCAAATTTTTAGTAGTGTTATATCGGGACTATGGGGTTTTATTGAAACTAATCTTGGACCAGCAATGAACAGTTTGGGTAACATATTAACAACTTATGTTTGGCCAGCATTTCAAACTCTGGCAGCATTTTTTGTCGTAGACTTTTTACCCGGGGTAACAAACGCATTTAATAATTTAATGCCTGTGTTTGCCGCAGTTGCAGATTTCTTATTACCGCCAATTAAGGCTGTAGCAGAATTTATTATGGATAATTTTACACCTATTTTAATAGGTGTTGCTGGATTACTAGCAGTATGGGGCGCTGGCATATTAGCCAGTAATGCTATTAACTTAGTAAACAACGGATTAAGATTAGCAGAAAGCGGCCAGTTGCTAGCATCTATTGCAGGTTTCTTAGGAGTTAATGCAACCCTATTACCATTTATTGCTATCGGTGCCGCTGTTGTTGTTGGTATGACTGCATTGTGGATAGTGTTTAAAAAGTTTGGCGGAGACTTAGAAGTTATTAAACTTGGATTTAATATTTGGTGGACTACATGGAAAGCCATTATGAACTCTTTTAAATTAGGCATCTACGAATTGTTAGATTTAATACCAGGGCTTGATTACTCAAAAGAAATTGAAGATACAAAAGCAGACATTAAAAAGAATGCTGAAACAATTGTCGAAGATGCTGCTGCAATTCAAACCCGCATGGCACATAATCGAGAAGAAGCCGACAAAAAAGAACAAAAACGTGAAGATGTTAAAGCCGGTCTTGATTTAAAGAAACTTCAACAATCACAAAAACACGGCGCTGGAATGGAAGCAGCAAATAAGAAAGAAGAAGATGCTAGAAACAAACAAGTTGCATTAAACTACGATGACCCTACTGCATTATTAAAAGGATTTGCACAACAGCAAAATAGTGCGCTGATAAAAAATCCAGAAAGCAATATGGCAAAATCAGTAGATGGTGCAAAGCAAAGTGTTGTTGCAGATGTAGAAGCTAAAACAGCCGCTGAAAAAGCTGCTAAGGAAAAAGAAGGAGCCAAAGAAGTTCTTAATGCAGGGGCATCAGGCAACGGAAGCACAGCAGCACCAGCAACCACTCAAGAAAGTCCTGCATCATTGCTTGCTAGCTTAAATACTAAGATGGATCAATTGATTAAACATTCAGCTCAAACTACTACGAATACATATCAACAGGTGGTAGCTACAAAAGCACTAAGCCACGATTTATACTCAGGTATACCAGGATAAGGATAACATAATAATATGAGTTGGAAAAAATATTTTACACCAGTAAACGTTAGCAACCAAAGTGGAAGCGTAAGTCCAATTAGTGGCCGTGGACGCCCTGGCCCTGCTCGTTCAAACTACTCATCATACTTGCCTGATATCTATGCCGGTGCTCCAAATCGTGTTGAGCGTTATATGCAGTACGATACCATGGATATGGATTCAGAAGTTAATGCAGCGTTAGACATCCTTACAGAATTTTGTACTCAAAAAGATAAAGAAAATCAAACACCGTTCCATACATTTTTCCGCGGCAGTCCAACATCGACAGAAGTTAGGTTATTAAAAGACGCACTTCAAAAATGGACAAAGCAACAACAATTTGAAACTCGTATTTTCCGCATTGTTAGAAACACATTCAAATACGGTGACTGTTTCTTTGTACGTGATCCAGAAACTAAAAAATGGTTATATGTTGATCCTACAAAAGTTACAAAAATTATTGTCAACGAAAGCGAAGGCAAAATTCCTGAGCAATATGTAATTAAAGATATTAATTTTAACTTTGTTAATTTAGTAGCAACTACTCCACACGGTACAACAAACACAGCACCAAGCGGAACAAGTTCTTATACATCCGGCGGCGGTCAAGGCCGAGGCATGGTGGGTGCAGCAGCACAACCGCCAGGCTCACGTTTTTCAAATCAAACAAACGAAATTACTATTGATGCAAAGAATGTTGTACATATTTCGTTATCCGAAGGTTTAGACAACAACTATCCATTTGGTAATTCGTTGTTAGAATCAGTTTTTAAAGTTTACAAACAAAAAGAATTGCTAGAAGATGCGATTATTATCTATCGTATACAACGTGCTCCAGAACGTAGAATTTTCTATGTTGACGTAGGTAACATGCCGGCGCACATGGCTATGGGATTTGTTGAACGTGTTAAAAACGAAATTCAACAAAGACGTATTCCTAGCTCAACAGGTGGCGGTGCTAACGTTATTGATGCTAGCTACAATCCATTAAGTGCCAGTGAAGATTACTTCTTCCCACAGACAGCAGAAGGTCGCGGTTCAAAAGTTGAAACACTTCCGGGTGGTACTAACCTAGGCGAAATTACAGACTTACGTTATTTTACTAACAAACTATTCCGTGCTTTACGTATTCCAGCAAGTTACTTGCCAACAGCAATTGACGAACAAGCTAACACAGTCAGCGATGGTAAAGTAGGTACAGCATATATTCAAGAATTACGTTTCAACGAATACTGCAAACGCTTGCAGTCTATGGTTGTTGAAACATTTGACTTAGAATTTAAACTATGGTTAAGCACAGAAGGTATTAATATTGATTCAAGTTTATTTGAATTAAAATTTAATCAACCTCAAAACTTTGCTGCTTACCGTCAGTCTGAACTTGACACTGCTCGTGCAGCAACATATTCACAAGTTTCTCAGATTCCGCATCTAAGCAAACGCTTTGCATTGAAACGTTTCTTAGGTTTAACAGAAGACGAAATCAAAGAAAACGAAAAATTGTGGAGAGAGGAAAACGGTAGTACATTAACACCGCCAGCAGATGCAGCATCTGAAATGCGTGGTGCAGGTATTACTCCAGGCGGCATGGCTGGCGAAATTGCCGGACAAGACGCAGAAGCAGATCCAGCTATGGCAGCAGATGCTGAAGCAGGCGCTGCGCCAGCAGAAGGTGATGCAGCGGCAGCACCTATACAATAATCTAGCTCAACATAAATACATTATGCTTCTAAACGAATTCTTTTATTTTGACAATAAACAAAACGACTTTGCAAACGATCGTAGATACGATAATGCAAGGGACAGTTCTGTTCTAGAAAAAGAAGACACTCGTAAAATCAAACTAACCTTGCGTCAAATTAATCAATTGAGAATGCAAGCGGAAGCACACGAAGCAGAAGAACAATCAGAGCTAGGGTTTATTCAACAAATGTATGCAACCCCAGTTGAAGCAGCACAACCCCAATAACATCGCATTTGTCCTAGGAAACGGCACCAGCAGATTAACTGTTGATGCTAAATCTCTATTGGAGATGGGCACAGTATACGGCTGTAATGCCCTGTACAGAGAAATGTCTCCACACAGTTTAGTAGCTGTAGACGTTAAAATGGTTAATGAAATCATTGGCGCAGGCTATAATAAAACCAACGAAGTGTGGACTAATCCTAACAAAGGTATCACTTCTAAAAACAATTTAAACTTGTTTAATCCACACAAAGGATGGAGCAGCGGCCCCACAGCACTATGGTTAGCTGCTAGCAGAGGACACAGGAATATATACGTTCTAGGTTTTGATTATCAAGGGTTAGGTGGCAAACTAAACAATGTTTATGCTGACACATTTAACTACAAGAAAAGCACAGATGTTGCTACGTTTCACGGCAATTGGCTTAATCAAACTGAAAGAGTAATGCAAGAATTTCGTGCAACAAACTTCTATAGAGTAATAGAAGAGGGTGCTATGGTACCTGATAAATTGGACTCGATGGCCAATCTTACTCACATAAGTATTAGAGAATTCGGCGACAGATTTAACAATGTGTTATATGACGATCAAATCAATCAAAAAAACGTCATTTAACCCCATTTTTTTATCTACGCAGTAAATAAAACACAGCCTTAACAATCCAAAGGAGAACACAACATGGCAGATAAGAATTTATTAAGCCAGATGCTAGAGCATTTGGTAAATGACGATTCAGCTAAAGCTGAAGAGCTATTTCATGAATACGTAGTTACAGCTTCACGCGAAATTTACGAAGGTTTAATTGAATCTGAGTTAAAAGACGAAGAAGTTGACGAAGCTACTGACGAAGAAGACGAAGATAAAGTTGACGAAGCTTCCGAAGAAGACAAAGACGACGAAGATCTAGACGAAAACTTTGAAGGTTTTGGTGACGAAGAAGAAGGTGGTTTTGGCGGTGACGCTACAGACGACCTAGACAGCGAGTTAGATGCTGGTCACGAAGGTGAAGAAGGCGAAGCAGAAGAAGGCGAAGAGCAATTGTTCCAAGACTTAGAAGCTATCGTTGACGAATTACAAGCTAAATTCGACGAGCTAAAAGGCATCGAAGGCGAAGAGCACGGTGGCGATTTTGGCGGTGATGAAGAAGCTGAAGAAGGTTTCGGTGATGGCATCGATGCACAATTAGCTACAGTACGTGAGTACGT